TAGATAATGATTATAAGTTATATAATTATAATTTGGAAAAAATATTAGATAATGATGAATATAAACTAATTAAAAAAATAATATTATCAAATTTATGTAAATATGCTAAATATAGAAATATAAATTCAATAACAATGACTAATATTAATAATAATCGTTATAATGCCGAATTTAAAGAAGAAGGTTTTAAAATTAATTTAGATACTATTGATCATAAAAATTTCAATATTATTTTAAGGATTTAAATAGTTTTTTTTATATATAATTCAATTTGATTATATTTTGATTGTTTTTTATATTTCTTAGGGTTTTGTTCTTTTAATTTTTTATTTTCATTTTCATTTTCATTTTCATTTTCATTTTCATTTTTATTATAATGAATTGGTTTATAATAAACATGATTATTATTTTCTGTAATATCTATTAATTGAACAGTTGTATTTCTTTTTTTAGAAGATAAGAAGAAAAAGAAACTTGCTAAAAAGAAATTACAAGATGAAAAAAAAGAATTAAACAAATTAAAACAAAATGAAAAACCTAAAAAAGTTGAAAAAACTAATGAGTTTCCTTATATTGATGATGTAGATAAACATGAATTAAAAGGAAATCATATTTTTATAGACCCTGGAAAGAGAAGTTTATTTACTATGATGAATGATGAAGGTAAGTTTTTTTCTTATACAAACAAACAACGAGTAAATGAAACCAAAAGATTAAAATATCAGAAAATTCTTAAAAAATATAAGGATGAATTAAATATTACATCAAAAGAAAATGAACTAACATCATATAATTCTAAAAGTTGTAATATTACTAAATATAATGATTATATTACTAAAAAATTAAATACTAATGAAATGTTATATAAACTTTATCAAAATACTAAATTTAGACAATATAAATGGTATGCTTTTATAAACAAAAAACGAACAGAAGATAATATGCTTAATAAAATTGAAAAGACATATACAAAAGATAATATTATTATAATTGGTGATTGGAGTATTGGTAAGCAAATGAAAAACTTTATTTCTACGCCAAATTTATCATTAAAGAGAAAATTACAAGAGCGTTTTAAGGTTTATGATATAGATGAATATAGGACTTCTTGCTTAAATTATAAGACAGAAAAATTATGCAATAATTTATATTTACCAGATAAAAAAAATAAAGAACGAAAGATGTATTCTATCCTAACATATAAAATGGAAAATAAACGGAATGGTTGTATCAATCGTGATAAAAATGGTTGTAAAAATATTCAAAAAGTATTTAATCATTATATTCAATATAATGAACGACCAGAAAAATACAAAAGAGGAGTTGATTTACAAAAACTACAAACCGCTTTAACAGAGCCGTCAAATTGTAGTTAGTTGCTTAAATGCAATCATTTACATCCAATAGAAAAATAAATAACAAAATTATTATATTTGTTATAATAGTTTTGTCCCATTTATCTTTTCGGTTGGTGTAATAATAGTTCTATATAATACATAACATTTTTCAATTATATCAATACTATTAAAATCAAAATCAAATTTAGTTTCTTTTTTAATTATTTGATTTTTATAATATAATTGATTATTATGAGGTTTTTTAGGTTCTATATAATTTGTGCAATCTATTTTAATTTTAAACATATATTTAAAGATAACTTTAAGAATTCTTTATATATTTTTTTAATAAATCTAGAACGGCGGATAAAATGCCTTCATATTCATTATATTTATCAATTTTGTTCCATATAGAATTATCATTATTTTTTAATTGAATATCTGGATTATTTATAACTTTATATAAATCTTCATTTCTTTTTTTACGCAATTCATCAATAATTGTATGCAACTTTTGTATTTCATTATTTTTGGCATCAGATTTTATAATATCTAATTTAGAATTATATACATTTGATATAAACTCAAATAACTCAACATTATTCATTATATTATTCTTTAATATTAAAAAATATTTAAAGAGATTTAAAGATATTTAAAAGTTATCTTTAAATCCTTTTTTAGGTATTTATGGGATATAAATGAAAGTTAATAAAGGTTAATAAGAGTAATAATAAAAAATGAATATTATTAATGATGATTTTTTTATTACTAATATGGAAATTACAAATAATGATGATTTGCGAGATAAAATTCATGAAATTCATAATTATATGAGAAATAATGGTATTGGATATGGTTTATCATCATTGAAAGTATTTAATTTTTTATATGGATTAATGAAAGTTGAGGGTTATGGATTAACTGATAAAATTAAATTTTCAGAATTGTTAGAACTGGCAAATGTTGGAAGTAATAAAATTTCAGAAACTTTAGATAAATATTTAAGTATTATTTGTGAAGATGAAAATCCACAGATAAAAGAATTATTATATTATGAAATACCCGATGATATTCGGGATGAAGTATATAATAATCTTATTATTGAAATTCATAATATTAAGAATGTTGAGAAATCATCACAAGAATTATTATCAGGTAAAATTTATGAATATTTCGTTGGTAGAGACCAAACAGCAATTTCAGAATTAGGAGCTTATTTTACAAATCGACGAATAGTTAATTTTATATTAGAAAAAGTTGCACCTAAAATTAAAGATGATGGAAATATACCAAAAATGATTGATATGTTTGGAGGTTCAGGAGGTTTTACAACAGGTTATATGAATTATTTAAATAAATATAATAAAATTGATTGGAAATCTCAATTAGATAGAATATATCATTATGATATTAATGCAGATGTTCTAAAAAGTGCAGCATTAGAATTATTATGTTTATCAGATGGTGTAATACCTAAAATAGGGCGAAATAAGAATATTCAGAAAATCAATTCTTTTAAACATAATTTTCATAGTGAAAATAAATTTGATTTGATATTAACTAATCCTCCATATGGTGGTGATAAGAAATCAACATCAGGAAAGAAAGATAAGCGAGATAAAATTAAGAATTATATTAAAGATGAATTATTAAAATTGGATAAAGATAATGACAAAGATAAAGAAATTATTAATTATAGAAAAGAACAATTAAAAACAATTGAAGCTGAAGAGAAAATGGAGAAGAAATTAAGCGATTCGCAAACAGTTAATTTGACTAGTTGCAGTCAAAGAATTAGTAAATTTGCATATAAAAATAAACTAATCGGAAATGATAAAGAGGCATGTTCATTAATTTTAATGATGGAATTATTAGATACTGATGGAACAGCAGTAGGAGTATTAAAAGAGGGATTATTTTTTGATGGAAAATATAAAGATTTGAGAAAATATTTAATAGAAAAATATAATATTAGAGAGATAATATCAGTACCTCAAAATCAATTTGAGAATACCTCAACAAAAACTTCAATAATTATATTTGAAAATTCAGAAATTAAAACAACTGAAATTAAATTCGGTGAATTGAATGTTGAATTATATGAAAACGATAAATTTATTATAGATAATAATGAAGTAAAATTATTATATTCAAAAGGAGATATAAAAGAAGTTAAAGAAATTAATAAATCATCGGTTCTTATCAATAAAATCTTAAATAATGATAATTATTCTTTAAATTCCAAAGATTATAATAAAGTTTCTATTATTCCAGGTGAAGGTTTTGAATTAGTTTCTTTAGGTGATATATGCAAATTAAATAATAAATCAAAAAGATTAGCGAGTTTTTCAAATAAACTAGGTAAATATAATTATTATTCTTCCGGAAGTAAACTATTGAAATGTAATGAAGCTGATTTTAATGATAATCTATATATTATTATTGGTCATTCTGGAAATGGATGTTTATTTATAGATAATTTATTTTCAACGTTAATAACTAATCATGTATTATATACTGATAATGACTATATTACAAAATATATTTATTTATATTTGACTTATTTCTATGATGAATTTTATAATAAATGTTATAAAGGTTCTACAGTAAAAAATACATCAAACCAAGAAATATTAAATTATACAATATCTATTCCAAAAACCAAAGAAAAACTAAATGAAATTGTTAATAAAATTTCAATTCCATTTGATAGAAAAAAAGAAAAAGAAATAAGATTTAATGAACTTGAAGAAGAAATTAAAAATAAAATTAAAGATATTCAAGAAAATCACGAATGCGAACAAGTAAAATTAGGTGATATATGTAAAATTAATCCTAAAAATCCTATTAATAATCATGATTATATTAATTATATAGATATTGGCAGTATTGTAAATAATAATATTGAAAAAATAACTAAAATATTTAAACCTTATCCGTCAAGAGCTAAAAGATTTATATATAAAGGTGATATAATTTATTCATCTGTAAGACCTAATCTTAAAGGATATACATATATATCTGCTAATATTGATAATGGTATTGCTTCAACAGGTTTTATTTTAATTAGAAGTTTTAAATTAAATTATTTATATTTATATTATAATCTAATTTATTATAATATAACTGATTATTTAGTAAAAAATACATCTGGATCATCATATCCTTCAGTAAATGCTGATATATTTAATAATTTTAGAATTGCAATTCCAAAAGATAAATCATTAATAGATAATCTTCAACCATTATTTAATGAAATTGAAGAATTACAAAAAGAAATTAAAGCATTAGATGAAAATTATAATAATTATTTAAATGAATTATCAAAAGCAGCAATAATAAACCAAGAAATATTAAATAGTAATTATATTCAAGAAGAACCAAAAGAAGAAATTCAAGAAGAAACAACATCAATTAAATCAAATAAATCACAAACAATTGAACAATTAAAAGAACAATGCAAAGCATTAGGAATTAAAGGATATTCAAAGAAGAAAAAAGACGAATTAATAGAACTTATTAAAAATCATAAATAATTATTTATTTATTTTCTTCTAATTTTATTTATAATTTTTTTATTATCATAATTTAATTCTTTTGATAAGTTTGTGAAGTCTTTATAATAATCATCAGGGTCTTTTGGTAATTGTGGATAAATATCTGTATATTCAATATATTTATCAGTATTATTAATTTCTTTTTCTATGCAAAAGTTTGTCCAAGCTTCTTTTGTAGATATAAATGAAGATGTATCATATCCTAAGAAATCGGACCAATTAATCCAAACTCCTTTTTTAGAGAAATAGATATTAGGATTAATAATATAATTTTCATGTGTATCTTTAGAATTATAATAATGATTTTTAGATAATATTTTTAAAGAAATATTAATTGATTTAATATAATTATATTCATTTTCTTCATCTGTAAAATCAGAAAACAAATCTTTATTAAATTTTAATTTCATTTTAATTTTTGATAATATTTCTGGATTTTCATTTAGTATAAAATTATTATTATTTTTAATCTCAATAACATTATCATTATTTAAATTAGAAGAATTTGAATTATTATTATTAGAAGAAATGGAATAAACATTTATTTTTTGTTCAATTGTATTATCAACAAATGATAATTGTTTAATAATATGTTTGATATTATCAATATTAGCTATATAAGGAATGATATAATAAGCAATTTTATGAGGATTTTTATAATAAAGTCTATTTGGACGTAATAGATATTGAACAATTCTAATTTCGCTCATCATATTGCATGCAATACAAACACCATTGAGAATAGGACAATTAACGCCTTCGCCAAATATTTGAACACAATTTATGATGCCTAATTTTGCATTTTCAAATTTCATTAAACTTTTTTTGATAATATCAGAGTTCAATTCACTATGTAAGGATGTATAATATAAATCATCATTATTAATATCAATAATATTATAACTCAATATTTCTGAAATATAATCATTTGCTAAATTGGCATCATTAATAGTATTAGTATAAATTAAAATATGAGATAAATCATTAATGAAAGATAATGATTTTAATGTCATATAAATAGAAATAAACAAATCTTTATTTTTGATGGATGATAATCTATATTTAATTTGAGTTAATTCAGAAATAAGATTATTAATAATAATAATTTTATAATCAGTTATTTTTTTATTATCAATTGCCCATTTAACTGATTTCTTATCAATAACAGCACCAAATATTTTTTCATCATTCATAGAATAATATTTTTTGTCATTATTATTAATATCAACTTCAATAATTTTTTCAGTTGCTGTCATAAATAAAGATTTATCAGATTTTATATTATGAAAATTAATAAATTTTTTATAATTATCTTTATTAATATCATTATCATTATAAGAACTAACAAGATGATGACATTCGTCACTAATTTTAAAGTCAAATGAGAATTGATTTAATAAATGCGATGAATGATAAGTTGTAATAATAAATATTGGTTCTTTGTTAAAATCCAAATTAGAATCATAATTATTAATAAAAGATTTAATTTTAATAATAGAAGTAGTAATATTAAAATCAGTATTTTTATTAGAACCAATTAAAAGAATATTATCAATATTATTAAAAATCTTAATAATATCATTTGCAAATTGATTTTGTAGATAAGAACTATAAACACCAATAATTATTTTTTTAAAATTTAATTGTTTTGATATTAAAATAGCCATAATAGTTTTACCAATACCACAAGCCCAAATTAATTTACCAATATTATATTTACTATAAAAATCATAAATAGATAATAATATATCTTGTTGATAATCTTTTGGAATTATTTGATTATCATCATTATCATCATTATTATCATTATCATTATCATCATTATTATGATTATAATTAAGAATAATTAAATTAGTTAATTTTTTATAATTGGAAATAACATTATTACGTCTATTAATATGTTTGAGTTCATTATCATTAATAATGCGATAATTTATATTAATAGAATTAAGAAATGGTTCAATTTTATTAAAAATGGTTCTATCATAAAATTCAGTACCACCATTTAAATATTTATGTAGATATATAAAATGATTTTTAAGATGTTTATCAATAATTTTTAATTTTATATTATTGATATTAATAAGTTCAATAATTTTAATAAAAGACCCTTTAATAAATTCACCTGTAATATAAGATGAATTTCTATCTTTAATGGATGTAGTAATGCCAACTTTATAAATATCTAATTGAGAATACCATTTATTATCTCTAATATAAATATAACTCATCTAAGTTAATATTAAAATTATAATATTCATTTTTTATATTTAAAGAGATTTCAAAGTTATCTTTAAATATCTTTTTAGGTATTTATGTGATTAATAACAAAAATAATAATAAAAAACTTATTCATAAAATATTATCAATTCTATATTTAAGTAATTCGTCCCAGCATTTATCGCCATATTTTGGACGAATTGCATATTCTTTATCGTTGTTAGGATTATTTAAATCTTTATTTGTGATACTTCCTAATTTTTGGATAGTTCCATGAGCATAAGTTCCATATTTGAGAATAATATTTTTCATATTAAATTTATTTAATTTAAAGATGAATAATTCTCCCATAATTTTTAAATTTTCATCTGAAATATAATAAGCAGTTAGAATATAATCACAATTATGATTAATTCTTAATTGAACATAATTAAATTTATTATTATCTTTGCCGCCTGTTGAAATTTTAATTTCAATATTTTTATTATTATGTTTAACATCTCCAATACATAATGATGAATTATTTTTAATCATATTATATTTATTTTTAATGTAATATTCAATTAATGGTCCAGCTATTTGTCCTGATAATTGATTAATTTTACAATAAATATGAGCATCTTTAATATTTGATGATTGTTTAATAATTTCTTTTTTATGATTACATCTAGAAAGATTTAAAATATTTTTTAATTTAATTTGAATAGGTTTTTTAGGCATTAATTAATAATAATTATATAAATCATAATTATCAATTTTTTATTTATAAAAAAATTATTATTATATAATATAAATGTTAAATAGTTTATTTAGTAGTAGACATTCAACACCAAGACAAGAATTAAGTTTAATAGAACAATTAAATACTATTAATTTTAAAAAAAATATTATACTTGATTTTATATCAAATTTTATTGATAATACTCCTAATGATGCTAAAATAAATAAAATAATACAAATCTTAAAAGAGACTAATGTTTTTTTTGGTGGTAAATATATATATGATATATTCACACAAAAATCAAATATAACAATAGAACTTTATATAAGTTATGAATATATAATAGATTTTTTAATAAAAATAAGTGATTGTAATAAAACAAATGATGGTAATATTTTATTACAACAATTAACAGTTTCATTGAACATAAATTCCAAATATAATATTAATAAAGATAAAAGTGTATATGAGATAAATTATATTAATGAACATACTAATCGAAATATTATAATATATGTAGTAAATGATGATGATATAATTAATAAAATATTATTAACTGAAAATGAAGATCATCAAATATTTTATGATCTTAATAATAATATAATAATAAAATCATCTGGATTAGAATTATTACAGCCATCACATAATTCAAAATTTACTAATGAAGAATTTGCCAGATTGAATAATCCAACAGATTATAATTATACTGATATTATAATAGAAATTATTAAATATATACCAGAATATATTAGTCTTGATGATTTATCATCTATGTTTAATTTAATACAAAAATTACATTTTAATTTTATTTATAATTATCCGGCAATATGGTTTGCTTTTCTAATTAATATGCAAGATTACAATACTTATAATATATTATCATTAATATATGAAAAAGAAATAATGAAAACAGAAAAACCAAATTCAGTTATTAATATTAATAATATTATAACAAAGATATATATAAATAATTTTTTGAATAAATATACAATAGATTTGCATATAAATGATGATGATACAGTTGAATTCATTATTAATGATACAAGAACATTAAATCAAGTAGAAGAAGAAAATGTTAAAAAATTATTATTATTTTATTATAAATATAAGATATTTAAATTTCCATATAAATATGTATTTCAAGAAATTATAAATAAACATGAATTATTGGGTATTATATCTCCATTGGAGACAATTAATAATAGAGGATTATTAACAATGAATGATACAATTGATAATTTAAATGCGGATAATACATTTTTTGATATAAGTATGTATGATTTTATATCAAAAGATGATTTAAAAAAAATATTAGAAGATAAAGAAAATATATTAATTTATGCTCCGGATGGAAAACAATGTACAATATTATCTAAAAAATATTTAGATACAACTATTATAAATTGTTATAAAAATAATTGGTTAATTGAATGTAATAATTTAGAAGTAAACAGTACAAAATTATTATTTACAGTATATGTTAAGATTACTATTTCAACGGGTGCAGAATATTATATATCATATAGTGATATAAATGCATTATTTCATAATAATAATCAAATATATTATATTAACAATACTAAAAAAACATTAAATACAATTTTTAAATTTGAAGATTTTGAAGAAATAAGAACTAAAAGAAAGTTATTAATAAATGTATGTATCCCAATAAATACAATAAATATATCAACATTAAAAATATTACAAACAAATGCTATACATAATCAAGAATCAAAAAGAGAATATGAATATTTTTCTAAAATTCAAGATAGACACACACAATTATCTAGTTTATTAAATAAAAAATTAAATATGCGAGATAGTGAACAATTACAACCATCTAAAAAATCTAGAAGAGGTGGCAAAATATATATTTAAGGATTTATTATAATTGTCTTTAAATCATTTAATTCTTTATTTATTTCTGGGATATCATCAAATTTTCTAATAGTTTTATTTTTATCTAAGACAGTTATTAAATCTTTAAAGAATGTATCATTTAAAGAGTTATTAGAATATAATTGTGCTAGTCTTATTTGTAAAATTTCATGTATATGCATAAATTCAATATCTTTTTGATAAACGGAACCATTTTCATTATAAATAGGTATTTTCTCAAACATATTCAATATTTCTGTATTATTAAAAATTTCAGGATTTATATTATATTTATAAATAAGTTTTTCTTTAATATTATAATATGGCATATATGTATATTCAGGGCATATAATTTGTTTATCAGGATAATCTTTTAAATTATTTGGAATATCATCTATAAAAACTAATTGCGAGTCAAATACTTTTTTTTTATTTTTATCTATTTTTAATAATGGATATTTTTTAACAATTTTTTCAATTATAACATCATATAAATTACCTAATAATTTTTGTCTATTTAATGTATTTTCTCTTGTAAAATATGGTTTATTAAATTTAATTTTAACTATTTTTTCAATATTATCAATTAATCCACCATTATTAATCAAATCATATGAAGAATTAGTATATAAATAAATCTCAATATTTTTATATTTTTTTTTTGATAAAATGAATAAAATCAATAAAATATGGTCTTAATAAACTTTCATTTAGGTCATCAATAATATCTATTTTAATATTACAATTTGCATTAATATTATTTATTTTACAATATTTATAAATATATTCTAATGCAGTATATTCATAACTACCATTTTGAACCTCACCAATTATAGTATTATCAATATCTAAAATAAAAATATAGGGTAATTTATTAGTCATCTTTTAAATTTAAGTTTTATTTTTTATTTTTTCTATTTCATTAATATAAACTTTAAATAAATTATCTTCTTTTTTTGAATCATCTGATAATTTATATTTTTGTTTATTATGAATAGGAATTTCATTTTGTTCACAATATTTTAAGACATTATAATTAATTTTATTGTAAATATTATAATAATCTTTAATATTTGAATTATGAGTTGTAAATATAATTAATTGATTATTAAAAACTTTTTGTTTATTTTTATTTTTTAATAATAGTTTTATAATAATTATGCATTGAATTTAATATAAACTTATTTATCTTTTCATATTTGAATAGTCATCATATATATGTTCAGGTATCTCAGCATTTTTATAATTGGATTTAAGGAAATCTATAAAAAGAGATAAATCGGGTCTAAATATTAGTTCTTTTTCCATTTCATTTGTAAAATCTGGTTTAATATTAGTATTGCATTTTTCATTTAATAATTTGATTAATTCGATTTCTTTATCTAAATATGTTGTATAACAAAAAATAAGATACAAAAAATCAATTATAAAAATATGTGGTAATTTTATAATTTTTATATTAAATTTATATATAAAATCCAATATAAACAATTATTAAATAATTCATGTTTAATAATTGTGCATTGTCTGTTATTATATAATAACATAATCTTATTATTTTCATAATCAATAATAATATCTTGATTATTATTAATTAATAATTCTGTTAATTTATTGCAAATATATTCAATTGTATCATATGTATCATTATAATTATAACTTATAAAATCTTCATCTGATTGTTTAATATAAAACACAATATCATAATCAAGATTAATATTATCATTAAGAAGTTGACATAATTTATTCATATCTAATATAAAAATAAAAAATAAATAATCATATTTTTTTAATAAAAACTTGTGAATTGACAATATTTAAATATTGTATTCTTTTACTATAAACTGCTAAAAATGCATCAATACCTTTTTGAGTTAAATCAGGACCACCCCATCCATAATCATCAAAAATCATTATTCCATTTTTTTTTAATTTTCTAAAACTATAAACTGCATCTTCTAATACATATTCTGGTTCATGATTTCCATCAATATAAATAATATCAAAAAAATCATCATCAAATTTATTTATTTCTTTATTTGAATATCCGCGATTAACAATTATATTATCTTGAAATCCTGAATTTTTAATATTTTCAATAAATGTGTCATAAATATGTGGTTGTTCATTTTTATATTCATCATACTCTTGATAATCTTCCCAAGGGTCAATACAATATAATTTACTTTCATTATGTAAACCATATGTTAATCCAACTGATATAATATTAGCACCATAAAACGCCCCTATTTCCAAATAATTAATTGGTTTATCTTTATAATCATTAACATTAATAACATTAAACCAATTATTAGCTAATCTATATTGAACTCCTTTAAAATTTGATAACATATAATATTAATTATAATAATAATAATATCTTTAAATCTTTTTTAAATTAAATATTAATAAAATCATATATATTATCTTTAATAACTTCTTTAAGTTTTTCATTAAAGATATTTATATCATCATAATTAATATTTTTATTTCTTCTTATTGATTTAAAGAAATCAATAATAAATTCAGGTATTTGTTTATAATCATCTTTAATTTTATTTATAATTTTTTTAATATCTTTTTTATTATTTTTACAATATTTATAATAATAATAACAAGAATTATTATTATAACTTTCAATTATATTATCAGCAATAATTGTTTTTATTTCTGAATTATATTTATTTATTAAATTTTCACGTGTATCTTTATCTTTCCAATCAAATTCTATATAATTTATTATATTCAATGCAAATATTACTGTTATTATATTTTTATTACTAAATTTTATATAATCATTATTTATTTTATCATAATCATTATTTTTATCATTATTTTTATCATTATCATTATCATTATCATTATCATTATCATTATCATTATCATTATCATTATCATTATCATTATCATTATCATTATCATTATTATTAGCATTAGCATTATCATTAGCATTATCATTATCATTAGCATTATCATTATTATTAGCATTAGCATTATTATTAGCATTAGCATTATTATTATCATTATTATTATCATTATTATGATTATGATTATTAATAGTATTGATAATATGAGTATCAGTTATACTATTAATTAATGTTTCTTTGAAGTTAAATTCGCTAAACTGTGGTTTTAGATATATAATATAAACATTATTATCATCATAACCAATAATATCAAATTGTTTATAAATATTATAATCAATTGAATTAGAACCAATATAATTTATTTTATGATTTAATAACCATTTAATATTTGGATGTTTAAGCATAAAATTATCAACTAATACATTGATATTATTTATATATTCATAATGATTTATTAAATATTTGGTATTATTATCATTATTATCATTATCTTTAAAATTAAATAATTCATTACATTTACAATTTAAATGTCCTTTAATATTAAGATATTTATTATAAGATTTATAATAAATATCAGTTATATTATATAATTCATTTATGCTAAAATCAGTTGAAATGCCTTTAGCAGTTATTTCAATAATATAATTTAATATAATACATTCATAAGGACATAGTGATTTTATATCATCATTAATTATTTTGCGCTTAATATTTGAAATAAAACTAAAAATAATATCATAATATTTTTGATATTCAATTGAATTTATAAATTCTAAAATACAAATATCATATTCTGATTTAATTATATTCTTAGTTTTTTCAATAAGACTTTTATTTTTATTTTTAATATCTCTAAAATAATTATAATAATCTTTGAATGTTTGGGTATTTATTATTTTCTTTTTTGCAATATTATTAATAATTATTTTAATTTGTTCTTTATCAGTTTTATAACCTAATGTTTTTATTAAAAAACATATTCTCATAGATGTATATCTAATATAATGATGACCTATATCAATTATACTATTATTTATAATATATAATCCTGAATTATTATAATTTGTATTTTTAATTATTTTATCATATATATTTTGAAAATCTTTATAATTATTAACTAAATCATTGTATTTCATATAATTTTTATAATTTAATTTAGGTTCTTTCATAGCACTCTTATTTGTAAAAATAAGTCCATTATTTATCTTATCAGCTATATCATCATTTATATTATCAAATCTAATATATAATTTTTGTTTCATTCTAGTTAATGCTACATGAATTAACGAATCATATATTAGATTATCTTTATTTTTGCTAAATCTTATTAAAGCATCTTCAGTTAAACCAATTACAAATACTATATCACGTCCATCGCCTTTTGAAGTATGTATTGATACAATTCTAGTTGCATTTTCTGATTCAGTTAAATCAATTGAATTACCTTCATCTGATTTATGAAAAATTGCATATCTAATAAAATCATTTGGTTTTTCTTTTTTTATCCAATATTCTTGAATTCTGGTTTCTAATGCTGTGACTAAATGATTTTGTTTTGTAAATGGTGTTATTATTAAAAAATCATTAGGTTTTTTATTATTATTTTTAACTTCTTTTATATAATGGACCATTATATTATCAATATTTAATTTAAGTTTTTCAATTTCAGATTTATTTTCTTTTTCTTTTTCATTTATATATATCTTATCACCCTTAATTATTTCAATATTATTATTATTATCATTATCATTATTATCTCTATAAGAAGTTATTGATGGTAATAAATATTTATCAAATGGAATAATAATATTAATAAAATTTATTAAATCTTTATTATGAAATCTTCTGACAATATTTGAATATGGTAAAATTATTCTTTTTATATTTGATAATAATTCACATTCTTGAAGATAGATAAAAGCGTTATTAATAATACTAATACTTTGTAATTTATCACCAACGATATAAGTATCAATATATTTATCTCTCATAATTCGGATAATGGCTTTACCATAATCTTGTGATAAATCTTGTGTTTCATCTATGAATAAACATAATCTTTTATTGAGATAATATTCTTTTTTATTAGATTTTATAAATTTAATTTGTTCAAATTCTTTATTAAATTCAATAATATCATCACAAATTGATTTAACAATACCTTCAAATTTGTTTATATCATTATTATTTTTATTTCCTAGATTATACATAAATGAATCAATCGTTGCAATTAAAATATAACATTTTTTATTTATTTTAGTATTTATATATGATATTTGATATTTTTTAGAATCATTATTAATTATAATATCATCTTTATTAATATTTTTCAAATATCCTTTATCAATTTGCATAATCAATTCATTATAAATAACAGTTTTTGCGGAATGTTGTTTAGTAACAATAATAAAATATTCATAATGTTCAAAATTCTCATTATCTAAATTTTGAATTAATCCGAATGTTTTACCATTGCCAGCTCCTTGTTGTTTAATATAAATAGTTGATTGTGGAATATTATCAAAATTTTCATTAGTATAAATGAAATTATGGTTATTATCTAAATAATTAATAAATAAATCTTTAGTAATAGGTGGTTCTACATCAATCATATTATTTTTAATAAATTTTGGATAAATTTTATAAATATAATTATTAATATCTATAAAAATATATTCAGAATTATCAATGAAACTTTGATATTTCCATAAATTACTTTTAAATTCTAAATAATATCTTTTGTCATTATCATTTAAAATTATTATTTTAATATTAATATCATTATTATTATCATTATTACAACCATCAATAATCCAAATAATATTTATATTATGAAGTTTATAATCATTTCTTCTATTTGCTATTTCTTCATGAGATATTATTGAATGTTGAAATTCGATTATAAATTTATCATTTAATTTAACATCACAGCGTCTTAATTTAATCTGATTTTGTTTTTTTGGAAATTGTATTTCGATATATGGAAATAAACTTTGCCAATTTTTATGCCATAAAGAATGATTATCATTTATTTTAATATCATCTGTATTTTTATGTCTAAAATGATGTTTTCTTTTATTACCTTTAATAAAAATTAATGGATGACCTTTATGACATTTAATATCACATGAATAATTAGATTTAAATATTTTTTCATAATCTAATGTATTTATTGGTTTATTATCAATGAAACAATATGATGAATGATAATTATTACATTTATAATTCATGCGCAAATTATTTAAATATTAAATTAATCATCTTTAAATATAAATAGATATTATGCAAATATTTGTGAAGACTTTAACCGGTAAAACGATAACTCTCGAAGTTGAAAGTTCAGATACGATTGATATGATAAAAAGTAAAATCCAGGATAAGGAGGGTATACCACCTGACCAACAGAGATTAATATTTGCAGGTAAACAATTAGAAGACACTAGAACATTAGCGGATTATAATATACAAAAAGAAGCGACATTACATTTAGTATTAAGACTTAGAGGTGGATAATATATATAAAGTAATATATATTATAATTAAATATATATATAATGAATGAATATGAATTACTAATTATGCAAATATTTAGTAATAATATTGATGGTGCATTTGTAGAATGTGGTGTTCATGAAGGATTTCAACAATCATTATGGATATATATAATAATGAAAAATAATTTAATTAAAAGAGATATATATTTATATGATACTTTTACTGGTTTGGTTGAACCTTCAAAACACGATTATACATGTAAAGATGCAAAATTAACTAAAATGGATCAAAATGATACATATAATCACTGGAAAAAAAACATAATAGATTCTAATATAAATAATTGGTGTTATGCACCATTAGATAAAGTTAAACATAACTTATTTTCAACTGGATATCCAGAAGAAAAATTACATTTTATTGTAGGTAATACAATTGAAACATTAAAAATTAAAGAAAATATTCCTGAAAAAATAGCAATATTGCGATTAGACACTGATTGGTATGAATCAAGTAAAGTTGAATTAGAACAATTATATAATAATGTTGTACCAGGTGGACTAATAATATTTGATGATTATTATTATTGGGATGGTCAAAGACGTGCTGTTGATGAATATTTTGAATCAATAAATATGAAATATGATTTTATAAAAATAAATAATGATAAAACAGGAGCTATTATAAAAAAATAAATTTATTTAATAATAGTTCTATATTCATCTTCAAATATTTCATTTGAAGGTTCATAAATATTAGCAGTTGATATTTTGGGTATATAATCATATAAATAATTTAATCCATCAATTTTTGATTTTTCTTTTTCTTTTTCTTCTTTATCTTTTTCAGGTTTATCATTTGGTTTAGAAATAATTACTTCTTTTTTAATTTGTTTAAATAAATTCATAGCAATATCATTAATTTTATTTAAAATTAATTTTTCACTATTATTCCAAGAAGATGATATATCTTTTTTATAACTATAAATAATAGCAACAGCACAACCATGAATTAAACCAATTCTTTGATTTTTTAAAGTTTTATTATTTGTTAAATTATTATGAGAAAATAATTTATAATAATTTAAAATAAATGGTTCAAAAAATAAACAATTAATAAAACCCCATAAAAAATAAATAGGGTCATATTCATTTAAACAAAATTTTGTTTGTATTACATATTTTTTCCTGATAATATAATCAAATGAATCACGAAATAAAATTGAGATTGAATAAATTTCATCATCACAACTAATATTTTCAAGAATTTTTAATAATTGTATGAATGATGTAATTATTTTTAATGTTAATGTATATATATCACTATCTCTTGGAGGTATTATTAATTCAAATTTAGATAATCCCGCTGTATTCAAATTAATATTATTATCAAAAACATTATAAACTTTTTGACGTAATTGTGGTATTGGTATTGTTCCTGTTTTTGTCGTTGGTTGTTTTATATGAATATCACATAAAATACACATTTTTGTAATTAAAATTAAATATTTAACAACATCAATATTATCACTATTAATAATATTTATTGTTGTTTCTATAACATCATTAAACTTTGAAATATTATAAATAGTTATAAAAGTACCAATATAAGAACATGTATAAATAAGTGTATCTTCTAAAATTTCAATTCTTGAATTTTCGATTAAAAAAATACAAGTATTATATAAACTTTTTTCAATATTTCCATTACAAATAAAATCAAATAATTCTTTATTATACATAATTATATATTATTAATTATATCTTCTTTAATACTTATTGAAAATTTTTATTAATGAATTTATCGTATTTTGAAATAGTTTTAAATCCTTTAATAACTGTAACTTCACTAACATTGCATATATCAGCAAATTGTTTTTTTGTATAACCTAAACTATTTTTTTCAGAATAATAATAAAGAATTGCGGCACAACTAGATGTGGGTGAATTATCACTCATTATTTCATTTTCTTCTAAAAATGTTATAAGTTTTTTACAATTATCTATATCAGATAATTTCATATTTAATTGACAACAATAACGAGAAATGAAATCAATTGGAGAAGAACTAACCACATTTATTTGTAATAATGTTTGAAATCGTGTATTACCTTTATTTAAAATTACTGGATTAATATCAAACATTTTAGCAATTTCTTTTGAACTTCTTGGAATATTATTTAATAAACATGAATGATATATACATGAAGCAATTAAACCTTCTTTATTATCTCCTCGTGATATCTTCTTTTCAGATGCATTTTTATATAAAACTTTAGCATCATCCACAACTTTTTGTGGTATCCCATTATTTAAAGAATTACTTGTTAAAATATCAAATACTAACCATAAAGTTCTTTCATTATATGGCATAGAATTCCATGCAATAAATTTTCTAATTCTTCTGATATCATAATTATTACCATATTTATTACCTCCAATCATAGAACCTAATGATGATTTTGGTAATAATGTATTAGTTGGTAATCCACAACGCGATGGATCATCACTTTTACTATCATTACCATAATAACGCCATTCAGCAGTATTATCAATAACTTTACTACATATAGAACTACATTTAGAACATATTTGCATTGCATCCTCAATAATAAATTCAGAACAACCACATGCACATATAATTCCAGTTTCTCTTATTCCATTTTCTTTAACATATTCTTCTTCTTTTAAATCATCCATAATATTCCAGATGTCATCTTCAGTTTCATTCATATTGTCAATAATTGATATAAAAGAAATCTTTATATAAAGATATAATCATTTTTTTATATTTATGGAAAATCTTGACAGACAAGAAATATGTAATAATATTAAAACGAGAATAGCAAATTTAAGTCAAAATGAAATAGAAGAAATTTTTAAGATTATTTATAAAAATAATAATAATTATAGTAAAAATAATAATGGAATTTTCATTAATTTAAGTTGGTTAGATATGGAAACAATAATTAAAATAGATAATTATATTAATTTTTGTATTAAATCACATAATGAAATTAATAAATATGAAGTTATTTGTAATATGTTAAATGATAGCATTAATAGCAAAGATAAGGTTGATGAGAATATAACAGAAAATTTAAATTTGGATGCAAATAAAATAATGATAAATAAACAAAAGATATCATCAAGTATGAAGTTTTATTTATTAAAAAAAAAATTTCAAAAACAACAACTAACAGCAAATATTGAAAGTTATTTAACTCACGATGAATATATTATCTAATTTTTTTTTATTTTTTTAAGTTCTTATTAATAGAGATAATTAAAATATGGCTGATGATGAACCTATTGCTAGACGAACTCGTTCTCAAACGGCAGCATTAAGAGCTGCAAATGCAGAAACTGCTGCTATAACTAATGCTACAAATCAACGTCGAGAAACTCAACGTCTTCTTGTAGAAGGAGATAGAAGAGCTGCTCGTTTAGTTCCAAGAAGAAGTGCAATTGATGTTATTGCAAATATGACTGATGCTGCACGTAGTTCTATAGCTGTTTCACGAATGACAAGAATATCTGAAAGATTAGCAGATGAAATTCAGAGAATAAGAATTGCAGCTAATGATATAGCACCATTAATGCAAGGCAGCACTCGTGGATCACGACGAATTACTGTTGCTAGAAGAAGACAAATAATAAAAGCTAGACTAACAATGGATCAAGATGTAAGTTCTTTATATAATATATCACAAGAGATATATGCATATTTGAATGTTGAACAAATGTTATATTTTGCTAGAAATAGTATAACTGAAAATTATTATTTTAGAAAATTAGAATTAGCATATGGTACACCAACAATTGATAAATTTAATCAATTATGTCAAGATATAATTGATAATATGCCTATTGCTATATATATTCCAGGAATGTCATATAGATATGATATTGATTATTATTGTCAAATTATTAATTTTCTAGAAGATATAAATACACAAATAATACTAGTTAGTAATAAACAAGACATTAAAAATACATTAATTAATGAATTAATGAATTCTATAAATAATGAAAAAATTACTGTTAATAATTTAATAGCTCATTTTCGCGATATTAATAACCCTTCACCGAATATTACTAGAGAAATTCAGCAAACTATTGTAAAATTACAAAAAAGACGTGATGATTTAAATGAAATAACACGTACAACTATAACACGTCATTTTGAAGATGAACAATTTGAACAGATAAGAAAATATACACTAGTTATATTACATGCTGCTAAAAATTTATGTAAAATATTTTTATTATTAATAATAAAATTATATAATATTCAAGATTTGGATATAGATAGAAAAACAAGTGAATATGAAAATATTATTATATCTATATATGATGCAATTGCAAATTTTACTCAGATTATGAGCACTTCTTCAAGTGATTATGAAGAACTAAGATTATTATATACAGTTCAGACAACATTATATATTGAAATTAATGAACCATTAATTTTTACAAGAGCACAAACGATGATTAATGAGTATAATATTCAGCGTTCTGTACAATTTAGAATTGATTATAATATAACTGTACCTCAAAATACTTCAATTAATATACATCCATTAACATATGAATTACATTTACTCCCAGTAGATATTCAATCTATTTTACAAGGACGTTTAAGAAGAAGATTAGTTTCAGCATCTAATACATCATTTATATTAAGTCAATATAGATCTAATTGGAGAGTTGAAAATAGACGTATTGCACAAGAATTAAGACGTCAAGCAGTAGCACAACGGCTACAAGAAAGAATAGCAGCTAGAGAAGCTAGAGAAGCAGCTAGAGCAGCAGCTAGAGAAGCAGCTAGAGCAGCAGCAAGAGCAGCCAGAGCAGCAAGAGCACCCAGAGTACCAAGAGCAGCAAGAGTACCAAGAGCAGCGACAGCAGCAAGAGCTAGCGGTTCATCTAGTGTTGCATTAAGTAATATTGAGAATATGTTTGATATAGTTCAAGGTGAAGAAGAAAAATATACCAGAACATTTATAGATACAGCTGCAGATGTATATAAAACTAATCCTGATTCATTATTAAATAAATTAAAGGATAAATATGTATTATATAGTAAAATATTTAAAAATAATTCAGATAAACAATTATTATTTAATGACTTTAAAGCAAGATTTAATACATCATTTAATACAAATGAGCCAACACTACGAGTTGATTCAATCGAAAATTATGTTGGAAATTCAATTGCATCATTATTTGCAAGATATTTAACTTATATGCCAAATGATATGAAATTTAATGATTTAGGAAAATATTATGTTATTAATTTTACATTGGAAAAAATTGATGGTGCAAGACAACAATCACAACAATATAGAAAAATAAGACAAGCTGGAATAGATGCAGGAGGATTAAGACGAGATTTTATAACTTCTCTAACATCTGAATTATTTGATAAGAAAATATTTATAACAAGAGAAGGAACAAAGAAATATTTTTTAAATCCATTATATATACCAGATGAAGAATTTCAATATATTGTTAAAAGTAAAACTGGATTTGATGTTTTATCAGACCCATTATTTGTAAAAAAATTTTATAAATTTTTAGGTTTATTATTATCATTTATATTAGTTAATGATTGTGGAATTCAACATAATTTATCATCATATATATTAGCAATTTTTAATAATACTACACTTGATAATTTAGATGATTATGATTATGTTTATTTTATGTTAAATGATTTTCCTGAATTTTCAACATCTATATTAAATCTTATGTCTGATCCTGATAGTATTGAATATACATGTATTGGATTTAATGATTATTATTCATTATTAACTGAAGACAAAGATTTAGATAAAGATAATATTGAAGAATATTTAAAATTAGTTTCTAAATTTATGATGACTACAACTATATATAGAAAAGATATTGATATACCATCTGGAACAAATATTGAAGAATTGTTAAATAAATCAGCAAAAATGCATAAACGTTTAGGTAAAGGAATACCAGATGTTATTAAAACTTATTTTAATAAATTAACATTAAATTCTATAAGTTCTTATTTAGTTACTCCAACAATGTCTGATGAAATTGTTGCTAAATTAGTAAATAATTTTAGAACTTCAATGAATAAAAAAATAATTGGTAAAACAGGTGATAATAAAACTAAACATCAGAAATTAACGGATTTATTTATTAGTCGTATTTTAACAAATCCAAATCCAAATGATAAAGATGTATTCTTTAAATTTATTGATAAATTACTTAAATTTTGGTCTGGTTCTGCATTTTATAAAGACAATGAAGAATATAAAATTCAAATAAATCCAGGATTATCTGCTACTCATTTACCTCAATCACATACATGTTTCTTTTTAATTGATTTGCCTGATTATACAACAGTTGGAAATGATACTCAAATTGGTGATACATTATATAATAAAATAGATAATGCTATATCAAATGTAGAAGGTGGAATGGGTTTCGCTGGTGGTAATAAAAAAATTAAACGCAGATTAAAATAAAATAATTATTTTATTTTTTTAATAATTCTATGTGGAGATAAACATTTAGATAAATCAAATAAAAATATTTCTATATATTTTTCAGATAATATATATTGTGAAACTAATTTATCAATAAAATCAATATTAGTATCATCAATAATAATAACTCCATTTTTTTTTAATAATATATCAGCATTTTTAATATCATTTAAAATACATTCATATGTATGACCACCATCTATATGAATTAAATCAAATGTGCCAATTAAAGATGAATTATTATTTATAAAATTAGGTACAGTTGTAATTGAATTACCTTCAATATAATTAATAGATGTTTTAATATCATTATTATTATTTTCAAAATTATTTTTTATATATTCTAAACAAGGTTTAACATATTTATGTTCTCCAATATCAAAAATTAATAAATTAGTTGATTTAATATTTTTTCTAGCTAATAATAATAATAATGATGAAAAACCAGCATTAAATCCTATTTCACATATATTCAAATCACTGTTATAACTACAAAAATATAAATTAGCTTGTTTATATTTTAAAGTTATTTTATCTGAACCATCAGATGATAATGAAAAAAAATAATTACCTTCAATTTCACTATCAGTATTATTAATAGCAATTATTGCCAAATCAGATATTTTTGTATTTATATCATTTATTTTACTATCATAAATATTTATTAAAATATCATCTTTATAAGACATTATATAAATATTAATTATTATAAGTCTTATATAATAATAGATTGTTGTGATATTTCTTTATCTTTATTATAAATATAAGATTTATCTTTATAAATAATATTTATATTTAATAAGAATGATATAAATAATGAGATTGATTGATTCCAACTTTCTTTTGATATAGCTGTCATTATTTCACTTGTTTTTTTCATTCCGAATACTTTTGAAAATTCGGGTACTGATATAAATTCAATTAATTTATCTTTAATATCTTTTTTCATTATTTTATCAACTAATGTTAATCTAAGAATTAAATCAATTGGACTCTCATTCTTTTTTGTTGTTTTTTCTTTTTTGATTTCTTCTTTTTTGATTTCTTCTTTTTTGATTTCTTCTTTTTTGATTTCTTCTTTTTTGATTGTATGAATTACTTGCTGATTATATTTATTAAATATTTCAATATTATCTTTATAAATCCATAAAGTTTCATTAGAAATATGATTATCAGGCAAAGTATTCATTATTTTATCCATATTTATATATATAATTATAAAATAGATTTCATTTTTTTATATATGAAAAAAAAATATTAAGTTATTAAAATATAGATAAATGTCATCTTCTATATATCATATATCAATATGTAGAAAACAACCAGATGGAAATTATAAAAAATTTGGAAGTATTGAATATATGTGTAAAGGTAAAACAGTTGATATATTAATGTTATTTATAAATGATGTTGCAGAAAGAGGAAAAGGATATGGATATGGATTAATATTATTAAGTTTATGTAATATAATTAAAACATATCCTGGTGCTTATAATATAACTAAAATAAAATTAGATGATGATAGTGATGGTGCATTGACAACAAATTCTATATATTATAAACTTGGATTTAGAATTTTTCATGGTGATGAAGTTATGGAAATTAAATTTTTAAAACCATCTTTATCAAAACGTATGAAAAGTAAATTATTTATATATGAAGATGAAGGACATACAGAACCATATCCAGTATATCATAAAACAATTTTATATTTATATGAAAATACAATATCTAATCGAAAATATAATCAAATAATTTCAGGAATAATAGGAGAAGTAGAGAGCGAAAGTCTTAAATTTACTATTAATAATAATATTACTGATGAACCTAAAGATTTAGATATTTCAGAATGTTTAAATATTAAACCTGAAATAAAATCAAATACACGTAGTTTAAGAAAAAGAACGCGTTCATAATAAAAATAAAAATAATATTTTTGTATTATTTTATTTAATTTATATATAAAAATGAATTATTATTAATATTAAATTCATTAAACAATGAAGTTGCGTAATGGTAAAGATACTGAAAAAAAACGTGTTCGGATTAAAGAAGAACTAAGCACGAATGTTTTCATGTATATCGACAAAGAACAACGCATCGAATATTTCAAGATATCACGCGCAAATTGCAAGGTTAATTTGCAATTCAGAAAAGAAATTCAGAAACAGTTGAAACAAGAAATTGACAGTATTTAACTGTAAAAAATTTGTTTTATATATGTCAAGATTATTTTTGGCATTTTAAATAGATAAATAATATAATTAAATAAAATGTGTTGGAGTGCTGAAGTTTCTTTAAATACATTTATATTTGCAATAATATCATTTTGTATTGTTGTAAGTTTCAATAGATTTCCAATGATTAATGCATTTATAGTATTATCAATATCATTAATGCAATTATATGAATATTTTGTTTGGAAAAATATTCACGATAAAAAAATAATACATTATTTAAGTTTTTTTGGACCATTAGTAATCTTATTACAAGTATTATTAATTAATTATGCTTTCTTGAGAGATAATGAAAGAAATATTGCGATATTATTGATAATAATAATTGCAATTATATGTATGATTTATAATTATAAAAATAATAAATTTGATATGGAAGTTGGAGAAAATAAACATTTAATATGGTATTGGGCTGATTTACCTGCCATATTATTAATATTTATATGTTTTTTTTATTTATATCCATTAACAACAAAACAAAATATAATCCCTTTCATATATGGATTAATAACATTATTAATATCATTTTATTATTATTATAAATATAAAACTTGGGGAACTATGTGGTGTTATTTTAGTAATTTAATTTGGATAGTTTTAGTAATAAAGACATTATATTTATATTTCACAGATAAATATGAAACTTAAGCAGATTCAATTTTATTTGCACAATAACTTGGATAAATATCATTATTGATATAATAAACCCATGCAAGATTATCTCTATCCCATCCATATTTAGAACCTTTAGGAATTCCAGGACTTAAATCAATAGTTGTATTATTTACACCATTACAATTATTAATATGAGAATAAATAACAGTTGGATTACATTTAGAAATTTTACTAATATTATTTAATTCAATTTCTTGTGTTGAAACATCGCCATTTGAATTTTTATGAATAAAACCACCATATTTACCAATAGTAGCATTCCAAGTATAATAAGTGTTAGCAGTATTATAAATCCATTCTTTATTATTAATCATATTATTTATTTTTTTTAATTTTATTTAATAAGATATCTTTAAATAAATAAAATAATTATCTTTTTTATTTAAAGATTTATTTAATAATAAAATTAATGAATGTCATATTATAAAATTAGAATTAATTGCACATCTCAAAAAGATTTAACAATTAATAATAAAAAAATAAGTTGTATATCATATAATTATCTAGAAAATAAACCAGATAATATTGATTATATTACTAAGATTTCTATTTTATATGAAGATAATTTTCATTCAAAATCTGATGTTAATTACATTAATAAAACATTAGAATTTTATTGTAATCGGATAATATCAGAAATTGAATTTAAGGATTTTATAAATAATCTTAAAAACAGTGGTTTCCATTCTAAAAAGAAAGAACCAAAAATTCAATTGATTGATAGTGAGGGTAAAATTATTTTTAATTATAATTATAATAAAATCGAGCCATTTCCTAATAATAAAATTAAATCAATTTATAGACAACAAAATTTATATATTAGTAATTAAGGGTTTCCATTCTGGATTTAATGATATACGATTAATTCGATATAATTCATTAGCAATATTTAAACAATAATTTTCTTTTGTAAATTTGCCATCATTCATTTTTAAATCATTAATAATTTTTCGATGTTGTGGTTTATGTAATGATGTACAAACAATACCTGTTTTTTTACCATGTGCTTCGCCTGGTGTAAAAAGTTTAAATGCATTTTTTTTATTTTTCTTTTCTTTATCAGTAAAAATAGGAATAAACAATCCCCAATGGAGTTTTTCTCTTTTCATATCAGGTATAATAATATGTTTTCTATTTAATTTCAATGTTTCTAATTGTTTAGGTGTTAAAGCTTTATAATTACCATTATTAAATAATAAGGGTTCAAAATCATCATTAAATATATTAATAAAACCTATAAATTTATCAATTAATCCTAATTGTGGTATTTCTTTACTAGCAATTAATACACCTTCGCGATATAAACATTTAGAGATAAAATCATCAATTTCAGATAATTTATTAGGTGATGATAATATTTTTTTAATAATAAAATCAAAACTTATATTATCTAATGATGAATATAAAGATATAATTGCTTTATTTAATGGTTGTTCTTTTAATTTTTCAAAATCATTATAAAGTTTAATATCACTATTTAATAATTTAATTTCATTATTATCATTTTTAATTAAAGCAATTTTTAATGGAATATCATTAATAACTTTAACAATATGTAAGCCATCTTCATGAGGTATTATAATATATCCATCAATAATAATATTTGGATAAATACTTAGACTAATGGCATACATTAAAATATCATTATCAATATTTGGAAAAAATTTATTAATATCATTATAATTAATAAAAAAATTATCATTATGAATATAATCCAATAATATATTTCTAAGTTTCATTTGAGTATTTACAGAAAGATGTTTATATGTATCTTGTCTAAATCCTCTATCATCTATATTATAAGGTTTAATACTACATTTAGGTTCATAAATAGGATCATCACCTAATTCATAATCAATATCAATATTTTGAGAAGTTGAAATATTAATTTTACCTATTTTAAACATAGATTTTGGAAAATAATTAATATTTTTAAATAATCTACAATCAATTGAATTACTTCTTATTATATCATCAACTATAAATGATTGATATAATTTTCTTGATGATATTCGATATGCATGGACATCTGCTGTTTCTCTTTCATAATTACTAATTGCACAATGCATAAAAACAGTTACATTTCTATATTCAATTGGTAATTTTTTATGACTACAATTACGAATACCGCGACCTATAATTTGGTCAATGCGATTAAAATGGTACCAAGCTTCAAGTAAATGAATTTCTCTAACATTAAAAATATTTAGACCTTCACCAGCAACGGGAGACATTAAAATAACTTTAATTTGTTCTCCATTAATATTATTAGGATTATTAATAATATTAATTAATTTACTTATAGATGTTCCACCCATAATTTTATTATTATTATCACTTGTTAAAATACAATAACTTGGATTTTTAATTCCTTCATATTTAGGTGCGTTTGCTGCAATTGTTGGATTTTCTAAAATATTATCAGTTCCATATCTAGAATATCCGAAATGTTCTAATGCAATTGCAACTGGTATAATACCTGAATGTAGATATTTTGAATATATAATTGTAATTCCTTTTGTTTTGGCAATAATATTAAGAATATTTAAAATTTTACCTGAATATAATCCTAAATGTTTATCATCGGGCATTAATGCATTTTTATAATTAGGATTATATGAAATTGTATATGTATCAATATTTATATCATCATTTCTTCTAAAAATAGTATAAAATCCTTTACTTCCAATATTATTATCATAAACAATATTCATAGGTTGTAGACCTTTAAAATTATTTTGAATATTTGCATCTACTAGTTTTTTATCATTTAAATATTTTAATTGTTTTATTCCTAATTTAGATATTACTATTCCATCAGTAACTTTATTTATCCAATTATTATCAATATTTTCAATAGGATTGCCATTTTCTGTTAGAGGTATAATTTTATCTAAAACTGGTATATTACTTAATTTGGGGGATAATTTAAATGCAAAATTAAAAGGATTTTTGCCACGTAAATAAGAAATATAAATAGAAGAAACAGAAATTAAAAATTTCTTTGCATCTTCATATAATTCATTATTTTCATCAAAAATATTTTTAGGTATTTTAAAATCAGTTCTTTTATCATTTAATAATAATAATTCTAATAAATCAAATATATCAGATGGTTCATTATACATAGGAGTTGCAGATAATAAAATTAATTTATTATTAATTCCTGTTTTTGCAATATCTGTAAGAGTACTATAAACACGTTTAATTTCTTCACTATTACCTTGACGAATATTATGAGCTTCATCTACTATAATAATTTTATCAGATGCAACAAGACCTTTAGATTTATAATTATTTTCATAAAAAGATGCAAAACCATCATAAGTAAAAATATGATATCTTGATTTAATTAATTTCTTAATTCTTCTATCTACCTCAACATCACTCATATTTTCAGTTATTTGAGCTAATTTAACATAAAGATCGCCTGTACATTGATTTGCAATAGTTTTATAATCACTTCTTTTAAATATTTGTTGTTTAAATCCATCTTCAACAGCTTGAGGCATAATTACCCATATTTTAGGTTCTTCATAAGTATTATGAGATATTAAGAAGTTTTCAGCGATAGTAATAGCAGTACAAGTTTTACCCACACCGACAGAATAATAAATTAAGATACTTTTATAAGGCATGCGATATGAAAGATAATGACCCATTAAATATTGAAAAAAACTTTTATCAAATCCTTTACATAATTCATTAGCTTTTTTTTCAAAATCATCAATAGTATTTATATCATCATATTCATTTATAGAATGAACATTAATTTCTTTTAGAGCCATTAATTTATCAGAAAAATTAGGATCTTCTATACTTGGATAATAAACTGTATCTTCATTAAATCTATCAATATTATATTTAATTTCAGGTTTTTTAATCTCAGGTTTCTTAATTTCAGGTTTCTTAATTTCGGGTTTCTTAATTTCAGGTTGTTTAATAGTTTTTTTAAAATTAGCTAAAATATTCGGACATTCTGCTGCTAGTTCTTTATAAATAGCCGCAGTTGCACGTATTGTATAATTGCTAATAGGATTTTTAAATTTATCTTTCATCCATTTTTCACATAATTCAGGAGTTAATGGTTGTCCAAGAACAGTTTTTTTATTTATAATAGGTATATCTTTATCATTAATAATAATTTTAACTGTTTTACATAATTTTTCTAATTCTCTATATTTAGGACCATTTTGTTTAACCGCATATTCTGTTTGTGGATTAATTGGATTTAAGGGATTAATTAATTTATTTTGATACCATTCTTGACATATTTGAGCTAATGTTTTCTTCTTATTTAATTGTATTTTTAGTGATATATTATCTGATAAATTAGGTGATGGTTTCTTTTTTGTTATTTTCTTAGGTGGTGATATATCATTATCACTATCATTATCTATATATATATCTGATGATGATTTATTTTTATTTAATAGCATTTCTAATTGATGAAATGAAAAGAAAAATAATTATTTTTTTTTTTCGAAATCTCTTATTTTATTACTAGCGTATTTAAATAAAGATATTCTTTCTGTATTATAACATTTTATATGAGATATAACTTCATTAAATGTGTACCATTTAATGGCTCTTATTTCTCTTACTTGTTCTAAACAATTATCATCAATTTTAATATTAATATTAAAATTTTTTAATTTAGCAACAAAATAAACATGTTTATACATAATACCATTTGTTCCAAAAAATATTTCTTCGAATGGTAATATATCATTAATAACTTCAATATCATTATTAATTATTCTTGTTTCTTCATAAAATTCACGAACGGCACAATCTAAATCTGTTTCTTTTATTTTTCTTCTACCTTTTGGAAAACCCCATTCTTGTTCATTAAAAATTGAATTAATAGATAATATATAATTTCTAAGAAAATTACTATCATTTAATGTAGTAAATTTTATTTTTGAATCATAAAATTCTTTATTATTTTTATTATTAGAATTGTCATTCTGATGCCATAAATAATTCCATATTTCATCAAACGTACTTGTAATAATCATATTTCTTTCATTTATAGTCATATTTAATAATAATTGTTTAATATAATCTAAATTGATTAAATCATATTTACCTCTTATAAATTCCATAAATGATAAACTGTCTTTACGTTGAATCATTAAAAATTTTGTTTCATTATCCTCAATTTTATAACATATAACACCAAAACTCATTATTGGATGAGGACAATTTTTATAAATATGTCCTGTTAAACCGCAATTTCTACATAAATGTGGTTTAAAATTAAATCTATCATTATTTAATATTTTCATATATTAACTACTATCCATTAATTAATAATAATTAATATTTTCTTAAATAATTAATTAGCAGCAAATTTATCATATGGGAAATATCCATCTGTAAATTCTTCATCGGATGGATTAGCACCAAAATTTGAAAATTGTGATTTCATTGAATGTTTATTTTCAAAAGATGCAATTTGTTGAGTTGGTGGTTGAGGATGTTGTTGAGGTTGGGATGATATATCATTTGTAAATTTTGAAATCGCATGCGATTTAGTAGCTTCAACATGTTCATTATTTATAAATGTATCTCCTGAGCCATTATTATTCATCATACCAGAAATAGTAGCCATTGCAGTAGCAGGATTTAATATATTGATTTCTTTTTTATCATCCGGAGTTGGATTTGCTTCGTTCATCATGGCAGTCATGCTATCATTATAGAATTTCTCAATTTGTTTTGTTTGTTTCTCATCATTTTCAATTATTTGTTTAGCATAATTATTTGAAACTTCTGGGGATAAACGTGATTTAGTTTCTATTTCTGTTACATTATCAATAGCATTATTATAAGTAAATAGTGAAATTAATGATATAATAACAATAAATATACAATAAATTATAATAAATGCAGCTAATACCCATGCG